GCGATATGTAGAGTGGCATTTACCGAAATGGATATTGTCGGAATTTCGTTGAAAAAGAATAACGGAAAAAAATTAAATTATGATTTGGTAAATCTGACCAATACTACAAAAGATTTAGATGTTTCTTATTCAACATTTAAATTAAATATTCCATATAATCCCAAAACAAAAAGTTTTACCTCTGTCACGAGTCAACTCGAAGTAAAATATGATAACAAACTTTACCAGATGGGTGTAAAAAGTAATACAGGTCCTATTGGGAATATTACCTATGAATTTGTTGCTACCGGAGCGGCTGCGTTTTTAGGAAAAGTTCCAAAAGACATGCTTAAAATTGAATTAAAAGAAGACAAAGAACGTATGCCAGAGCATACTCATTTTATGAAATTCGATAAAAAAGATTTTGAAAAAAAATTAAAGGTTATAATGGCAAAAAAATCACTATTCTCTGTTAAAGGAGATTTGAAACTTTTTGTCTCTCAGCTTGAACAATCTTGGACTAAGGGTAGAACGAAGGATAATACAACGATTTCACAAATTGTAACATTTGCCTTCATTGTCGCCAATATGACCGAAAAAAGAAGAAAAGAATTTATTAGAGACTTGTTTTTTATGTCTCAAAAGAAGGGCGATTTATTTGGTCCTTTTGGAAAATTATCATAAATATAGAATACAAACATAGGAGAAGTAAAGTATGCGTAGTTTTGGAGGGTTTTTAAAGGAGTCTAAGGGCGGTAAAAACCTACATCTTGAACACCTAGAAGATGAAATAATCAATGGTGGAATTGACGGCGGGAGATCTGCAATCAATTTTTTAAAGTCTTTGAGAGATATGTTAGATGGCAATTCTCAAGGAAAAATGAATATGACAGTCAAATGGGACGGGGCCCCAGCGGTATTCGCAGGGATCGATCCTTCAGATGGTAAATTTTTCGTTGCGAAAAAGTCTGTATTTAATGCAGTTCCTTTGCTATACAAATCACTAGCAGAAATAGACGCAGATCCAAAACTAAGTGGTGGATTAGTAGAAAAATTCAAAACTTCTTTTACAGAATTTTCCAAGCTTGGTATCAAGAATGTCATTCAAGGCGATTTAATGTTCACCAATGACAAATCAGATAAAACCTTAGACGGTATTGATTATGTTACTTTTCAACCCAACACATTGATGTATGCTGTAGATAAAAAGTCGGATTTCGGCAAACAAATATCATCTGCAAAAATTGGTGTCGTATGGCATACCAGTTATAGTGGACGAGACTTGCAATCAATGTCGGCCTCATTTGGCGCAGATATATCAAAACTAAAAAAATCTAATAGTGTCTGGATGGATGATGCAACTTTCAAAGATGTGTCTGGTACTGCCAAATTTACTAAGTCGGAAAAAACTTCTGTTGATGGCGCATTGTCAACTATAGGACGCAAATTCAAGAAAATCAAGGCAAATGATTTTAGGGCATTTTTAGATATTCAGAAAAAAGTATTTATCAAGGGACTTGCTGGTGGTAGTTTTAAAACATATCTGAATGGTTATATCCGCGAAGGTAAAAACATATCAACTAAAAATATGGGCAATCTTGGATATTCGATGTTTGTCAAAAAATTCTTTGATGAAAAAATTATTATCAAACTGAAAACCGAAAAGTCAAGAAAAATTAAAGAAGATTTGAGAGACGAAATCGTTGCAAAATTGATCAAACTCGACGGTGCGGCGTATGCAGTTGTGGATTTTATGGAAAGTATGATAGATGCAAAATCTCTAATCGTAAATAAACTAAATAGTGTAAAACAATTAACTGATATTTTTGTGAAAGTTGATAACGGATTTAAGGTTTCAAATCCAGAGGGATATGTTGCTATCGACCGCAATGGCACAACCGCCGTAAAATTGGTGGACAGAATGGAATTCAGTTTCAATAACTTTAACGCAGCAAAGGCATGGGACAAGTAAAATGATCGATATTAATAAAATTTATTCAAGTATCATTGAAAATAATCAACTAGATGAAGGTATTAACGATGCCGCGATTTTCAAAGCGGTGTTTCTTGCTGGTGGGCCAGGATCTGGTAAATCTTTTATCGGTACTGAAAAGAAGGGTAAGTCGCCGACTGTTGGTGCTGATCCAAAACAATTCATGGGTGGCGGACAACTAGGTCTTATCAACCTCGGACTTCGAGTTGTCAATCCCGATCCTGCATATGAAAAACTTTTGAAAGCTGCTGGTTTAGACCCAAAAAGTTCTGACGATATTTGGTCTGATGAGGGACAAGATATTAGAGTCAAGGCTAGTGCATTGACTGCAAAACAAAAAGCGCATTATGTCAATGAAAGACTTGGAATAATCATTGACGGCACAGGTAAAGATGTCAATAAAATTATAGGCCAGAAAAAACTTTTGGACGATGCCGGTTATGAAACTGCAATGATTTATGTTAATACAAATCTTGAAACTGCGATTGCAAGGGATGCAAAAAGAGATCGAACTCTTGGTGCTAAGGCAGTTACTAAAATGTGGGACGCAGTTCAAAAAAATGTAAAAAAATACAAAAGTATTTTTGGTTCGAACATGTATATTATTGACAATTCAGATGGATCGAATTGGCTTGGAGAGTCGCAAAAGGCCCATAAAAAAATTGAAAAGTGGGTAAGAAAATCACCCAGTTCTCCAAAGGCCAAGGCATGGATTGCAAGTCAAAGCAAAATGAGAAACGAACCAAAAGGCGGTATTCGTGAAGAAGATTCTCATTATCTGCCCGGATATACGGCCGGTTTTTATGGGTATGATCCAGAAACTTCTAGATCAAAAATTCAAGACTTACATCATGATATTCGTAGATGCAGTAGTATCAATGATGCGTGTAATGCAGTTGCAGAAAAATGGAAGTCTAAGTTGGCAGAAATGTCTAAACTCAATGCGACACATTTGGATGATTTAGATGATGAAGATATCGAAAAACTTTTGCCTATCGCAATAGAAATGAGGAAAGAACAAATGTCATTAGAAGAAGGTTTCATGGATAAGATGAAACAATTAGTGCCAGGCGCAAGAAATCCACAGAAACCACAGGAAGGTAAAAGAACTGCCATGCAAATGCAGTTTCCATATGCCCGTTTATCAGTTCATAGAATGATAGTAGCTTTACGAAAAGCAAGGGGCACTGCTATGAAGGGTAAAGCGCAGGGGAAAGACCGTAGAGAAAACGAAAGAAGTTTGGGTGTTATTTTAGCTCATGTTGAAGAAATAGCAAGAACTCGGCACACCGAACAACCAAACAGTGGCAGGCAGATTCATGATGATCGTAATATAGATGATCAAACCCAACAATATTTTATGGACAAAATTAGACAAAACGATTGGACAAAAGCTGATCAGGAAATTTTAGATGCCATGGTTGGTAACGGAACAAATGACTATACAAAAGGTGGTGCATATTTCAAGAATTTGGCCCACGATATTGCTCTTTCAGTAAAGTATGCAAAGAAAGATGCTGGTATTAAAGAATCAGTTGAACTCGATGAACTGTCTCCTAAAACCAAAAAGTCTTACAAGAATAAGGCTATTAGATCAATCGGTAATGAGAAAAAATATTCTGACTCATATTCAGATGCCTCTAAGTCGGATCCAGATAATCCAACATATAAGAGTCGTGCAGACCAACACAAACGCAAATTGAAAAATCGTATGGCGGGGGTCAAACAGGCGGATGAATCTACTCTAGGTGAATTATCCATGACAAAATCAGATTTGACTAAGACTGGCATGAGAGTCGATAGTAAAAAAATGGCAGAACTCAAAAAAGAACTTATGAAACTTAAAAAAGGTTTGAAAGTTAAAATGGAAGAATATATTGTCGAGTCTGCTTATTTTGAAGATGAAACAATGGAGATGGTGGCGAGAGACTTGATGATTATGCAAAACAAAATTCTAGACCTTGTAGAAATTATGGATGACGATGGTATGGGTGGTGTTGATTCTCAACCGATTAGTCTCGAACCTTGGGTAGTTGCAAAAATTACTAAAGCGAAAGATTATTTAGATTCTATTCACGATTACACAGTCATGGATAATGAAAATGAGTGATGATATTGATTTCGGTTTTACCGCCGTTGATGAGGACGACCTAAAAGGCCTCACAGGACAGACAGAAAGAACAGAAGAGGTATCTGAGAAATTAGACGCTTCTTCCGAGCAAGTAAAGTTGTTAGAATATAAAATGGATAATGTTGTCGGTAAACTTGACGATATGTTAGACGAAGTTTCAACAGTCAAGGAATATTACGAAAACGAAAAAGTTTTGGTCGGAAGTAAACTCAATGAGGTCGAAGAGTTGATTTTACCATTACTAAATAATCTTATGAAGAACAAAGATAAAGAATATATCTATTGGCCAAACC